CGACCATCCCGCCCGCATGCAGGACGTTGGCGAAGATGCCGCCCGCCCCGGAGAACACGCCGGAGAGCGCATTGGCGATCGGCCCGAGGATGAACCGCCGCGCCGCGAGCTGGGCGAGATCGGCGAGCAGCGAGGTGACGAGGTCGCGGAAGTTCAGCTTGCCGGTCTTCACGAACTGGCCCACCGCGTTCTCGGCGGACTGGAAGGCGCCGACGAGGCTCTGGCCGATGTCGCCGCCGATCTCGCGCGCCTTGGTGGCGTAGTCGGAGAGCGCGGCGGTGACCGCCCGCCAGCCGGTGACGGCCGCGTCGGTCGCGGGCTCCGCTACCGCAGCAGCAGCTCCAGCCGCCGCGCCGGCATCTGTCGCAGCGCGCCCGGCATCGCCGAGCGCCGTCTCCAGCCGCTCGGCCGCGCCGGTGGCCTCGGTCAGCGCATCCGCGCTGGCCTCGTCGGTGCCGCGGACCGCATCCCGCAGCGCCTGCCAGCTTTCGAGCGGCGCGCGGGCGCCTTCCGCCAAATCGCGGGCCGCGCCGCGATAGAGGTTCGCGGACTCGAGCGCCCGATTTGCCGCCTCGGTCAGACCGAGATCGGGCGCGGTCAGCGGGTTGTCCTCGAAGGCCCGGTCGAACGCCGCCTGTGCCGCCGTGGTCGCGGCGGTCGCCGCGCCCTCGAAGCGGTTCTGGATCTCGCCGAGGTCGAGGTCCGGCACCAGCGAGATGCGCCGCTCCGACCCTAGCGCTTCGAGCCCCTGGTTGATGCCGCCGATGAAGCCGTTGATGCGCGAGACCACGCCGTTCAGCATCGCCTCGACGCCATCGACCAGGCTGTTGGCCGCCTGGAACGCCAGGTCGCCGATGGCGGCGGGCAGCAGACCCCAGATCGCCTTGATCGCCTCGTAGGCGCCTTCGAAGGTGTTCGCGGCGGTGTTGCCAAAAGCCACGACGCTCTCGATGGCGCTCTGCATGCCCGAGGCTGCGTCCGCCTTCAGGTCGAAGAACATCGCCGTGGCGGCCGCGCCCGCCGCAGCGGCGCCCATCCTGATCCGTTCCCAGACCTCGACCGCCAGGTCCTTGAGGAGCGACATCGCTTCGCCAAACCCACCCGCACCGGACACGAGGCGGGTGAACTGGTAGACGAGCTCGCCCGCGCCGACGATGAGCGCCCCGATGCCGGTGCGGATCAGCGCCCCTCGCAGGACGACCAGCGCCGTGGCGAGGCCCCGGACCGAGAGCGCCGCGGCGGCCATGCCCGCGACCCAGCGACCGGCGAGGAACGCTGCGAAGGTCGCGGCATAGGTGGTCAGGCGGCCGATGTTGTCGAAGAGGCCGCGGATCGCGATGCCGAGCGGGCCGGTGCGGCTGGCGACCGCCGCCATGGCGTTGGCGACGGCCTGCAGCGCGGGCGCCGCGGCGACGGCCAGCTGGTTCGACAGCCCGCGCCAGATCAGCCCGAGCCGGGAGATCGCGTCGTTCGTGCGCTCGATCTGGTCAGCGTCCTGCTCCGAGACCACGACCCCGAAAGCGAGGACATCCTCGGTCGCCTGGCGCAGCGTCGCGGTGTCGATCCGCGACATCGCGATGGAGCCTTCCTCGCCGAAGAGCTGGCCCGCAACAGCCGCGCGCTCGGCGGCGGGCACGAAGCTCTCGATGGCGGCGTTGATCGCGCCGACCCGCTGGTCCAGCGGCAGGGCGATCAGGTCGGTGGCGGAAAGGCCCAGCCGGTCCAGCGCATCAGCGGCGGGGCCGGTCCCGGCGGCCGCCTGGCTGAGACGGCGCGTCAGATCCTTGGTGGCCTGCTCGATGCCGGACATCGAGACGCCCGCCAGCTCGCCCGCGCGCTCCAGCGTCTGGATCGAGGCGACGGTGGTGCCGAGCGACTGCGCGAGCTTGGCCTGCGCATCGACGGTCTGCAGGCCGGAGCGGATCATCGCCACGCCAGCAGCCGCAGCGGCGGCGACGGCGGCTGCGGCCGCGACCCGGACCCGCCGCGAGAAGGCCGCGAGCCGGGCGTTCGCCACCTCGATCTCCCGGCTGAGCCGCCCGAACCCGCGCGCCCCGGCCTCGCCGACACCTTCCAGCTCGGCGCGCACCTGCCGTCCGCCCACGGCCGCGAGGCGGACGCTGACGCGTTTCTCGGCCATCGGTCAGACTCCTTGCTTTCGCCGCATGGGCGTCTTACGTTTATGCCATCGATCAAGTGAAGGTATGACCATGGCCGAGACCGCGACCCTGTCCTCGAAATTCCAGATCTCGATTCCCAAGGCGATCCGGGCCGCCCAGCACTGGGAGGCCGGGCTGACCTTTGCCTTCATCCCGAAAGGCACGGGCGTCCTGCTTGTGCCGGTGCCCAAGCGGGAGGCGCTGAAGGGGCTCGCGCGCGGCGCGTCCGCCACCGATTATCGCGACCGGACGGATCGGTTCTGATGATCCTCGTCGACACGTCGGCGTGGATCGAGTGGCTCATCGGCTCGCCGACCGGCGAGAAGCTGTCTGAACATCTGCCCGAACAGGCCGAGTGGCTCGTACCGACCATGGTCCAGCTCGAGCTGGCGAAATGGCTGACGCGCGAGGTCGGCGAGGACAAGGCGGATCAGGTAATCGCCTTCACGCAGGTCTGCCATGTGGTGCCGCTCGACACCGAGATCGCGCTGGCGGCGGCGGAGTCGTGCCGCGAGCACAAGCTTGCGACCGCCGACGCGATCATCTTCGCAACTGCCCGCGCACAGGGCGCGATGCTCCTGACCTGCGACGCACATTTCGAGGGACTGCCCGGCGTCACGCTGATCGAGAAGATCAAGGCCTGACCCCCGGGCCACCATTCGCGCTCAGCTCCTCGTTCAGCTTCCGGACCATCACCGCTTCGATGACCGGCAGCAGTTCGGCCATGGCCAGCCGCGGCACGCCGAGCGCGTCACCGAGTGCGAGCGCCGCCGACATGTCCCAGCCGATCACAGCGCCGGGCAGGACACGCAGCTGTCCGCCGAGACGGCCGACCAGGTCCCAGAGCTGCCAGCCCTCTTGCGTCAGCGGCCTGTTGGTGCGGCCCGGGCAGTCCGGGCAGGTTTGCGCGCAGGCTTCGCAGTAGCGCTCGCCCCCGCCGAAGGACCATTCGGCGAGAGCGCGGAGGCGTTTTTTTCCTGTTCCAGAAGCAGGCCTTTGGAGACGTAGGTCAGCTGGAAGGCCTCGAAGATCGGCCAGACATCGAGCAGCGCGTCGATGGCCTCGGGGCTCGGGTCGATGGGCTTGCCGTCCGCATCGCCGATGCCCTCCCAGCCGAGCACGGCCCGCCGCGCCAGCGCCTTGGCGAAGGCGACCGCGCGATCTTCGTCGGACGCCTTCTCCGGCAACGCCTCGACGGCCGGATCGCTGCGCGTCGCCACCATCAGCGCGGTCGTCAGCGGTCGCAGCTGCACCCGGACGCCGGGCGCGAGGTCATGCCAGCGCGGCGCGTTGGTCAGGTCGAGCGTCAGCATCCTCAATACACCTCTATGTCGTTGATCAGGGTTGCGGTGCACATCCGGCCGACCACGCTGTCGCGGGCGGCCTGCCAGTCGAAGGTGACTTGCACCCCCTGCGGTCCGGAAATCTCGATGCGCGGGCGCGGCAGGTAGACGGCGTGCACCGTGAAGGTGAAGCTCTCGCCCGAGGGCAGGACGTAGGCGAACTCGAGCTCGCAGGCCTCGCCGTTGATGGCCTGCGTCACCAGCGTCTGGTCGGCGAAGCGCACCTCGATCCGGCCGGTCAGCGCGGCGATGGAGGGGTCCGCGCCGTCGATGCGGCCGTCCGAGCGGATCGTCTCGATGCGGTCGAGGTTGTTGGCGTAGGTGATCTCGGCCGAGACCACGTTGCCGAGCGCGGTCCCGTTCCGCGTAATCGCGCCGTTGAAATGGCCGAAGCGCTTCAGCTCCAGCGCGGCAGGCGTCCCGGCGCCGGTTGTCGTGCCCACCGTCTCGCCCTGAGCGACCAGCCGCGCCGTTGCCGTCAACAGCCCCGAGCGCTGCATCTGCCAGGTGATCTGGTCGAGCACGCAGCCGGAATACATCGCGTAGCGCGGCACCTCCGGCATGCCGGTCTCGATCGACATCGAGGGAAGCATCCAGGACCCGGACTGGAACTCGTGGCTGTACGGCGCCTCCGCGCCCGTGGTCGTCGGCGTGCCGAAGGCCGCCTTCAGCCAGAAGCCGAAAGCCTCTGCGTCGAGCGGCACCACGACATCGCCGTCGGCCGTCACCGCATCCTTGATCGGCGCCAGCGGATCGCGGCCGTAGCCGAGCAGCTCCGAGTTCAGCAGCAGCTGCTCCGCGCCGAGCGAGGTGCTGGCGAAGGGCATGCGGGTGAAGCCGCTTGCGGGCGGCGTTCCATAAGTCGTCTCGAACGCAAGCGCCATCAGCGCCCGCGCCCCCTGGGCTCGTGCCATGGTGTTCTCCTCGGGTTGTCGGGGTCAGCCGAGCGGATCGGCCGTGGAATAATGCAGGACCACCGGGATCACGGCGGCCTTCAGGCTAGCCGCGCCCTCGACCGGCAGATCGACCGGCCGTGGCGCTTCCGCCTCGACCCAGTCGCAGAGCCCGCCCAGCGTGCGGTCGGCGGCGAGCGCCGTGCCGATCCTGGCGGTCAGCGTGTCGAAGGCGGCGTCACGGTCGGCGCCCTGCACGACCGCCTCGATCTCGGCCCGGTGCTGGTAATGGTAGCGCAGGGGCGACAGCGTCACCTCCGGCTCCCCCGGCTCGCCGTCGCGCAGGATCAGGAGGCCCTCCGCCGGCACGCGCTCGGGCAGAACCTCGCCGCGGAGCGCGGTCGCGGGCAGCACCGAGAGCCGCGCGTGCAGCGCGGCGAGGATGGTTTCGCGAGGGCTGGGCATAGTCTGTCGCTCGACTCGTGCTTGACGCTTGCTTCGACGGTGTTTGGATT